AGACTTTATGAAAAGTCTATTGCAGTCAACTGCTAAAATAACCGAAATAGATAAATCAAGAGAATCAATTAGAGAAGTTATTGCTGAATCTAAAATAAAAGATTTAAGAGAATCAGTTGCGAAATCAAAAGACAAAACTATTATTGAGAAGTCAATTAGTTTTGTAAAGAATATTGCTGAAACAGTTCAAAAAATTATACCTATCATTAATCCGCATCCAGTCATGGTTATGAGTCCTGTAGTCATTCGAGATACGATATCTAAAACAGAATCGTTTACAAAATTAAAATCGAAGCAGTTGAAGAATATGAATATGGCTTCTAATTTTATAAAGATGGTTGAGTCAAGAACTAATCAAACTATACAACAGCTCGCCAGCGGTGGTCGTGTCAAAGGGTCTTCTCCCCACAGCAGAGCTGACAATATAACCATCAACGCTACTGCTGGTGAGTTTATGCAGCCTGTAGATGTAGTTAGATATTATACTAACAAAGGAATGGAAGCAATAAGACAAAAAATTATTCCAAGAGAAGTAATTGCTCATTACGCAAATAATATACAACTTCCTAAACCTAATTACAGTCATGCGTTTGCGTTAGGTGGTGGAATACCAAAGACGAGAGAAACATCTGATAGTGCAGCAGAGAAGTCAAATGATAAGCAATTAAGTATAGTTAATTTAATTGACCCTGCTGTATTTGGCCAGTATATGGCTTCAAGCACTGGCGAACAGCAATTTATTAATGTTATAAGTGCAAACAAATTTGCTATTAAGGGGATTTTGGGAAGCTAAACATGGCGACTGATTTTATATTTGAACCTGATTGGAGTAAGAAAGTTAGTGAAATATATAAACTCCAAACAGCAATCAAAACCAATGAGAAGTTATATGAGCAACGTAGACCTCTTGTTCCTGAATTTATAAGGGAAGTGAAAGCATCCTTTGTTGAAAAGGGATATATTGGGCAACGACTGTTTTTCTTATTGCAGTATATTAAAGATAAGGAAATTAATGTTCCGATTTATTCTGAGTTAATGACTGGTAGAGTATATAATGGTAGTACAACAATTACAGTTGATCAGGTTATAACTTATTACTGGAACTTGCAGAACCTTTGTAGTTATGTGATTATCATCAATTGGGTTGATGATAAGTTTGAAACTCGAGGATTGACTTCAGTGAGTGGTAAGATATTAACTTTGACTGAAGCGATAGTCAATACTTATTCAAGTCCAAATGCGTGTACAATTTATCCGGTCTTTGTAGGGTTGCTTAAAGGTATGAATACAAAACATTTGTCAGATGATATTTTTGAAGTTGAAGTAGCTTTTGAGGAGTTATAATGGCAGATGATATCGGTACAGGTTATGCTGATAAAGAAATGCTTCTAATTGAACCGGATTGGATAGAAGAAATTGGATCACGGATTCAAGGGGAAAGGCGTTTGATTGGATATGGTTCAACAGTATTTGAGTTATCTTCTATAAACACAGATGCACCGATTAATTTAGAACTAAATTATCCAATTGAGAATTATGAAAACAAATATGATTTAATTGACTTCTTTAATTCAAGAAAAGGTAAAGTAGAAAGTTTTTGGTATGTTCATCCGGCAAGATTCTTTACTTTACAGAGTAACTATACTGCTGATGATGAATATATAAACTGTTTTAGAAATTATAGTCACTTATGGACTCAAGCATTATCTAGTCAATATGACTGGGGAATTTATATAAAAATGCGTAATGGCGATTTAATAACTCGCAAAGTGACAGGAATAACTGATGTTGTTGACCCTAGTGCATCATATGTTTATCTGGATGAAGTTATTCCAAGAAATATAAATCAAACAAATCACTACCTTATAGGAAAAATGCTGGTTGGTCGTTTTGATAATGATGAGTTATCTTTACAAATGGAATCAAATAATCAAGGTATAGCAAACTTAAAGTTGCAGGAAAATTATCGAGAATATCAGAGTTGGAGTCCATCATCTTTTAGTCAATCATCAACATCAAGTGAGTCAACATAATGGCAAATGATATATCTACATCTTTTAATGATAGACAAATGTTTATAACCCAACCTGATTGGGGAAAGGACATTACATCTAAGATTGCTATTGAAAGACGAATACTGCAGTATATTGGTGGAGTTAAAATTATATCTGAGATCAATACTGATACACCAATAACTGCAAGTGGTGATTTTACTCTATCTGACAGGGAAAGTATTTATAATTTACTTGAATTTTTTAATGCAAGAAAAGGTGGCACTAAGTCATTTTGGTTTTTGCATCCTGCAAGATTTTTTACTTTAAAAGAAAATTATTCTAGTGGAAGTGGTTATTTAGAAGTAGAAAGAAATTATGGTGATCTGTGGACTCAAGCATTATCTAGTCGATATGACTGGGGAATTTATATTTACATGCATAATGGTGATTTAGTATGTCGTAAAGTTGCAGGAATTACGGATGAAACAGATAGGAGTTATGTTTATTTGGATGAAGTCATTCCAAGAAATATAACTGCAGACAATCATTTTATTATAGGAAGGACTCTTGTTGGTCGTTTTGATCAGAATCAATTATCAATTGACTTTAGTATGCAAGGATTTGGAATTACTCCACTAAAATTAAAAGAAAACTATCGAGTATATGACTCATGGACTCCGATTGATGGTATTCGTTTATGGAATTTAGCACATCCTAGCTATGCTTATAGATGTGGGGTAGTAAGAGCACTTTCAATGGTATCTCCGTGGGCTGGTGCTATAGTTTATAATACTTGGGATTCGTATATGTTTAATGGAACTTATGCTGCAGTTTATTATAATAATCCATATGTTTACTTTGCTAATGTTGATATACCTCAAGGGGCAACAATAAAAAGCGCTAGTGTTACATTTATTTGTGAATTAGACGGATCTCCTGGCTACTATGGTTTTGACTTAGATGTATGTTTTGCTAATTACGATACTGCTCCGAGTGTTGGAGCTGGTGGAGCAATGTTTTATTTTAATGTAACTTCATATATTAAGTGGCATATAAATCATGGAGTTATATGGTCCGCTGGTAATAGATATACTACTCCTGATTTGGCTGCATCTTTGCAGACAGTAATAAGTAGACCAGGTTGGCATATTGGCAATGAATTATTATTATGTTGTTTTCAGCATGTTGATATGGGTGGTTGGTACAGTAAGTATTGGTCTAGACCTGATACGCCTCCATCACATCCAAGATTAAGAGTCGAATGGGTATAAGGAGGAAATATGACTGATGTATTAGAAAATGCGCAGCTTCAGGAAATGTACGGTGAACCTGAGTTATATATTGTAACTACAGGAACTGAAGTTAGTAGATATACTTCGTGGAGAGAATTGGTAACTTCAGGTGGTGATGCATTTGAACCAATACCAATTAAGAGGACTACTATTGCTTATGATGCAAGATTAGGTGAAGTAAAGACAGCTGTGTCTGTTCCAGTAACAAAACAATTTGTTACCAATGCAGTCAATTTTCCAATAAGGAAAACACAAATACAGATTGCTAAAGTTACAATAAGTGAACCAAATGTAAGAACTTATATTTTTGATGGAATTGTTCGAGGAGTCACTTTTGATAAAGGAATTGCGCAGGTTCATTGTTATGGCATGGATCAATTGTCTACAAGAGGGCCAAAAATTATTTATCAATCAGGTTGTAATTGGCAAGTATTTGATGGAGACTGTGGATTGAATCAAGCACCTTTTAAAATGAATGCCAATATTGATAGCTTTAACGCAGAAGAATTAACTTTATACTCTACTACCTTTTACTGGATGCCGGATGGATGGTTTGTTCAGGGAAAAGCATATTATAAGAATGATTGGAGATTTATTACAGATAATGCAAGTAATTATATTCGATTGCATTATCGCTTTTCTGATGCACTAGTAGTCAATACTGGAATAAATGTCTACCCTGGATGTGATGGATTACCAGCAACATGCAAAACCAAATTTAATAACTGGAATAAATTTTGTGGAATGCCATCTATACCGAGCAGGAACCCTGTAATTTGGGGATTTAAATAATGTTGAAGTATTTTGAGAGTGATATTAATTACAAACGATTAGAAGGAGTTATTAATTCTTGGATCGGAACACCTTATAAACACTTGACTGTAGTTAAAGGTCGTGGGGCTGATTGTGCATTGTTTATTGGTGGTATTTTAAAGGATATTGGAATAATAAATAAAATTATTTTTGATTACTATCCTCATGATTGGTTTATACATACTGATAAAGAATATGTTCTTGATGGAATTATGGAACATGTAAAGAATCAAGCAAGAAGTAATATTAAACTTGAAATATATACACCTGAAGTTAAACTTTATCGAGGAGATATTCTAGGATTTAATATTAACTCAAAAGTTGTTAATCATGCAGCATATTATATGGAAGGAAATTTTCTTATTCATTCGTTAAATAGAGTTGGTGTGCATAAAGTTACAACACCAGAATTTTTTATAAGTCGTTTAACTAATATTTTTAGATTAATGGTGAAGTAAATGGGTTGGGGAATATTCATAGCATACGCAATCATAGCAATTGCCTCAATTGCTACATATTTTTTATATAAACCTGGGACTCCAGATCCTACGGATATGGAAGCTAATAGTATTGATGCTTTTAATATAACACTAGCTCAAGAAGGAACTGTAGTACCACTTTTATTTGGTATAGTTAGAATTAATACAAATTTAATTTGGTATGGAAATTTAACTACAGTAGAACTTAAGGAAAAGATAAAAACAGGAAAAGATGAAAAAACAAAAGTAGTAGTTGGGCATAGATATTATCTTGATATGCATCATGCTTTGGGTGTTGGAATTATAAATATTATTGGTATGTATGATAATGATAAACCAATGACTATAGATGCCGCTCCAGGAGATCCAACTATTTATACTTCAAACTGGATAACTAGAGTGGTAACTTTGCCAGGAACGGTAATGCCAGCAACTTATATATATCACAATCCTGGTTGTAGCACTGCTACTGTAGCATATAATGCTAATGTTCCAGCGATGAATCCTGTGAGTCATTTGTGGATGGGTCAGATATGGATTGGTGATGATGTATCTAATGCTCCAACATTTCATATAATTACAGATAAACATTTTCCTGCTAGTCATCCTTTAAGTTTTCCGAGGCATCAAACATATGGTAGCAATCCGGCTTCTGTAATTTATGAATTATTATTAGCATCAGGTTCGACTGCAGATGATATAGATGAAGTTACATTTGAAGCGGCAGCACAATCCTTTGATTTTAGAGGATATTATATTAGCTTGGCAATAACTAGTCAGGATGAGTGGAGATCTCATTTAAAGAAAATAATTAGTAATTATGTAGATGCGACACTTAGAAAAAATTGGGCAACAGGAAAGTATGAATTAATTGCCCATGATAATTATATAGATGCGAATTATGGATTTACTCAACAAGATTTTGTGGAATTTTCTTTTACTAGACCTGGATGGGATGATACTTATAATGACTTGAGAGCAAATTATACAGATAGACAACTGGAATATACAAGAAGAACTGTTCGGGCATATAATTCAGCAAGTATTCAAATGCTTGGTTATTCACGGCAAAGGACAATTGACTTAACTGCTTTTAATGATATAAATATTGCTTCTAAAAGGTTATGGGAGTTACTTAAAAGACATTCTTATCCTACTGCAACAATAAAATTCAAAACTGGCTTATCGGGGGCAAGAGGTCCAGGTGCAGGTGAATTAATAGGAGTCATTCATGAAGAATATGGAATTAATGGATTAGTTTTTAGAATTTTAGATAAACGTATAAGTGAAGAAGATCAAAATTATGTTGATTGGATTTGCGAAGAAGATATTAATAATTCTTTTACTTTAAGTTATCAAAAAGGCGGAGATCCTGGATGGGTGGTGCCAGGTTATCTGGCACCACCTGTTATCAATGTATATCAGGCGGCATTTGAATTGCCTTACAATTCAAGTACGAAAGATACTAAATCATTTATTTGCCTCGCTGCAAGAGAAGGATTTGAAGTTGAATTTGAAGTTTATTTTTCTCCTGATGGAGTTGACTATACTTCTAATATAACTGCGAAGAAGTGGGCTATGTATGGCACACTTAATGAATTATATGATGATGAGACAGAAGAAATAGATGATGATGTAGGTATTTTATTTACTCCTTATAAAGAATCATTTGCACCTGAATTTGAAACTATAAGTAGAACTGAACTTTATAATTTAGATAGGATTATTATTTGTGGAAATGAAATAATGGCATTCCAGACGATAACTCCTGTAGGTGCAAGTTCTTATAGATTAACTGGAGTAATTCGTGGTGCATATAACACACCGATTGAACAGCATTCTTCGGGTGCTCCAATTTGGATTATAGAAGTTACAAGCGATAATATTATAACAGTTGATCAAACAAATTTTTATCTGAAGTACTTACCGAAAAGTATTGGTGGTGGTTTTGTAGATATTGGTGATGCCACTGCAATTAATGTAACTGGTACTGGTAAAGCGGCAAAGCCATATCCTCCAGGTAGTATTAAGGCAACTCGAGCAGGTCTGATTTATCTCGAATGGCTACCTGTGAATAGAATTGCTGATGGTGCCGGAACTCAAACACCTGATAGTAACCTTGACTCTACTAATTTATATGAGGGCGACTTTTATCTTGATGTAAGTTATGGTTCAGATAGTCAGTTTGTATCTGGGACATCTTTAACAATTTCTCATGGAGGGGCTTTTACTGTAACAATTAAAAATAGGGTAAATAATGTTTTATCTGATGGAGCCACAATTTCAATTGGTTCGGATGATGGAGTATATATTGGCCCAGTAATTATTTACACTTAGGAGCAGCAATGCCTAAACGATCTGAATCATTATTAGAGAAATTAAAACTTGGTCAGCAGGGCTGGAATGAAGTACTAGCCAGAAATGCTCAAAGGCTGAATGACATCTTGCTTAAGGTTGATGGGCTTTTAGATGTAGAAATTAGTGGGCTTAAAGATGGTGACGTTCTTTGGTGGAATCAATCGGCAGGTAAATTTCAAAATGTTAATAAAGCGTATGCGGTATCAGCAGGAAGTGTTTCTTCAGCAAGTAGTGAGAGTATTATTTCATCTGTAAGTAGTATTTCTTCAGAATCAAGTTATTCATCAAATGAATCACCAAGCAGTAGTTCATCAAATGAGGCTAATTGTAGTGATTGGGGTGCAGACTTAACTACAGGCGAAACAGCAACTGCATCAGATGACTATAATAGTCCAAGTTGGGCAATTGATGGTGATACGACTCATGGATGGGCAAGTGATGAAATACTTCCTGAGTGGTGGAAAGTACAATTAACTACACCTGCAAATATTGAAAGATTAAGAATATTTCCTTATGTAAATGTTGACCAGCACCCAACAGCATTTACTTTTCAGGGATCTAATAGCGGAGAATTTACTGGTGAACAAGATACATTACTTACTGTAAGTGGATATACATTTACAAGTGGAGTTTGGGGAGATTGGGAGTTTATAAATGGTCAGAACTATCGTTATTATAGAATTTATATTACTGCTACTAATGATGCAAATTATACAAGACTAAATGAAATACAGATGTATCAATGTGATAATAGGTCTGGATCATCGAGTAGTCAATCGTCTGAGTCAGAATCAAGTAGTAGTGAGTCATCATTATTTTGTGACGGTGATAAATTTGATGTCTACACTGCAGATCTTACTGGTGGGGAGACGTTTGATGGGGATTCTTATTATACAGGTTATCCACCGTCAAAGGCATTTGACGGTCTTTACTCAGATATATCTCATTGTTGGTTAATTGAAAATCCAACATGGCCTCATTGGATAGAAGTTGAATTTGCAGTAGCGAAGACAATTAGAAGATTACGCATATGTGCTTATCATGACGGAAGTCAAGCACCAGAGAATTTTACTTTTAAAGCTAGTAATACAGGTGCGTTTAGTGGTGAGGAGACCACATTACTAACTGTGACTAATAATACTTGGACAGGATTATATAATTTCAAAACATGGGATTTTGCTAATATTACAGCATATAAGTATTATAGAGTAATTACAACAAGTAATGATAGTACGGCATGGTTCAGCATTGCTGAAATTGAGATGATGGAATTTGGTGGCGAAAGTTGTTCAAGTTCTTCAAGTAGTTCAGAATCAAGCGTATCAATACCATGAACATAAAGAGGTAGTCATGACAGTATTAAGTAGTGGTTTAGAAACAATAGAAAATTATAACAACTTGTATTGGCATCATGCTTATAACGCAAATGTTGACAGGTTAAATAATCGACTGTTGAAGATATCCGGTTTACTTGATGTTGATACAAGTAATTTACCGGATGGTGCAGTACTTGTATGGGATGCTGGTGAAAGCAAATGGCGAACTCAATTATTTCCACAGAAGTCATAGGAAAAGAAAATGGATACACTATATCCTAGTGGATTGATAGCAACTGCAGCAGGGGAAGCTGACTGGTATGAAAATAATGACGACAACTTCACTCTGTTAAACAATACTCTTTTAAAATTATCTGCATTATTTGATGTAGATGTTTCTGCGTTGAATAATGGAGATATCCTTGTTTGGAATAGACATAATCAAAAATGGGAAACTGAAGCACCCACTGAAGGGATTATATCATCTTCTTCGTCGCTATCGTCTGAGTCAAGTGAATCTAGTACGGAAAGTAATTCATCTTCGAGTCAGAGCAGTTATTCGTCATCATGGTCTTCAGTTAGTAGTGAGTCATTGTAAAGGTAAACTGTTACAATCAGGAAAAATATGAAGGATAAAGAAAATGAATGAAAAGGAAAGAATATCTATGACATCTGAAATATGTGGAGAAATATGCAAACCTATAGTTATCGAGCTTAATACCCGTGACGAAAAGCTAAAAATTGAACTGGAAAGAACTGCCGAAAAGGTTAAAAGAGAACTCGATAGAACACAGACTTCATTGCACGTTAAGCTGGATGGCATATATTTATGCTTGGCGTCGAAGATTCCGTCCCGATTATTTTGGAGGGTTATCGGTGCGTTTTTTACTTTGGTTTTTGGGATTTGTGGATT